AGAATGTGGAGTAGTAGTACCGTGGGCAGTATGACCAAAGATATTACAGGCCAAATCCTAAAGGCCGATGAAGAACAACGCATGGTCTATGGCTGGGCCTCTGTAGTAACCGAAAAGGGTGAACCAGTAGTTGACCGCCAAGGCGATGTAATCGAACCTGACACACTTGTTAAAGCTGTAAACAAGTTTATGGAACATGTACGTGTCGGTAAAGAAATGCACCAAGGTGAGCAAATTGGACGAGTGATCCATTCAATGCCAGTCACTAAAGAAATAGGTGAAGCCTTGGGCATCCAGTCTGACCGTGAAGGTTGGGTCGTAGCTTTCAAAGTATACGATGATGACGTTTGGTCACGTGTTAAGTCTGGTGAACTAGCTGCCTTTAGCATTGGCGGCAAAGCAATCAAGGAAGATTATGACGATGCCTAATCTACTTAAACAACTTGAACTAGAAGAGTTATCCCTTGTGGATCGCCCTGCCAATGCACAAGCAATGGTATCCCTGTTCAAACGTGACAACTCCGATGAGGAAGAAATGAACCAAGAAACAGAAAAGTCTTACGACGAAGAAAAAATGGACTGCCCAGATTGCACAACTGAAAAAGCATGTGATCAACACATGGAAGTTGCAGAAAAGTCCGAAGAGATTGACCCTATGGTAGCAGAGATCGACACACTGAAAGCAGAGAACGAGCGTCTACGCAAGTCTTTGATTGAAGCAGGTTATGTCATCAAAGCAGAATCAATCGAAAAGAAAGCTGAACCAGAGTACCTAGAGTACAACGGTGAGCAAGTAAACAAAGCTGACATCCCAGCAGTGATCTTGAAAGCCCTAGAGGAAGCAGAGGTCGCTAAAGCAGACGCAGAGTTGACTAAATCAGCAACAGAATCCCTACCTCACTTTGACGTAGATGTTGCCAAGGCTCTTGTCGCTAAACATGCTGATGACGAAGCTGTAATGAATGTCCTGAAAGCTGCCGACTCAGTGTTCGCAGGTAAGATGGAAGAAGTCGGTAAATCGGACGCAGACGGTGAGTTCGCTTCTGCTGCTGACGCACTAGATGCAATGGTTAAGTCTTACATGGACGAAAACCAAATGAAGAAATCAGAGTATGCCAAAGCATATGCTGCTGTAGCTAAAACAGACGATGGCAAGGCTCTTATCAATAAATCCTATAAGGGGGAATAACAATGGCTGTAATGCAAAGCCGTGATACACGCACATTCAACGCTGGTGAGGACCTATCGTCAGCACAATTCAAGTTCGTCACACTAGAAGCAGACGGAAACGTAGACCTAGCAGACGCTGCTGGTGAGCGTTGCGTAGGTGTTCTACTGAACAAACCAGACGCTGCTGGTAAAGCTGCTACTGTTGCTATGACTGGTAAAGTCATGGTTGTAGCTGGTGGTTCTGTAACTGCTGGTGACGAAATCGCAACGGACGCTTCTGGTGACGCAGTAACTGCTTCCTCAACAAACATTGTCATGGGTTATGCCCTAGAGGATGCGGTTGACGGACAAGTATTTGCTATCGAACTAATCCAAGGCGGCAACGCTGCTGCGTAACAAAGCATAGAGAGGAATAAATAAATGCCTATGTTGACACCATCGGCGGTCCACCTAGACCAGCCGCTTACAAACTTGACCATTGCTTATGCTCAAGACCAAAACGCTTTCATTGCTGACAAAGTTTTCCCTGTTGTAGGCGTAGAACGTCAGTCTGACAAGTATTACATCTATGACCGTGCAAACATGAACCGTACAGGTGACGTTGCTAAACTAGCACCACGTACAGAAGTCAACCGTATCGGTCAAGCAATCTCAAACGATTCATACTATGCAGACGTTTATGGTCTAGGTATGGACTTTGACGAACAGACACTTGCAAACGAAGATGCTGCACTAGACATCCGTGCATCAGGTGCGCAAACTCTTGTCAACCGCCTAATGATCCACCGTGAGGAACAGTTCGCTGATACATTCTTCAAGGCTGGTGTCTGGGGTACAGACAGCACACCATCAAACTTGTGGTCAGACTACACAAACTCAACTCCAATCAAAGACGTAACTAACGCTCGTCGTACAATGCAGTTGAAATCTGGCGGCTTCAAGCCAAACACAATGGTTGTCGGTAAAGAAGTTCGTGACATCTTGATCAACCACCCAGACATTCTTGCACGTTTGAACGGTGGCGCAACTGTAAACAACACAGCGATGATCACAGACGCTAAACTAGCGGAAATCTTTGAAGTAGAGAACTTCTACGTCATGGAAGCTGTGAAAAACACTGCTGTTGAAGGTGCTGCGGAATCTAACGCATTCATCGGTGCAGACCACGCATTGTTGGTACACGGCCCACGTAACGCTGGCCTAATGACACCAGCAGCGGGTCTAACATTTGCTTGGAACAACATTCCATCTGCAAACAACTTGGGTATCACTGTTGAGTCTTTCTCAGACGATGCATTGAAGCGTCAACAAGTTGCAGAACACATTCAAGTTAAAATGGCTTATGACATGAAAGTCACAGGCGCAGACTTGGGTTACTTGTTCGAGCAAGTGATTGCATAAATTACTCTAGGGGGGCTTCGGTCCCCCTTTCCCTTTAGCTAGGAAAGTCCCGATATGAATTTTGATATGCCAATGCAAATTGACCAGCCCTTGTTTGTCAAGGTACCCTTCGATGGTTCTGGTCGATCATGGAAAACACAAGAACACTTCCCTTGGAAGGAAATGGGAGTAGACTACGAGCGAGTGAAACACTTGTACGGTATCCGCTTCCTATACCACAACGAAGAATTAGCAGCTAACCTAAAGGTTGGTGATGGACTAGAAGCACTAGACCTTGCTGGACTAAACGAACTTGTCAATACGATTAACGCCAAGGTTAAAGCTAAGACAAGTAACGACACAGAGTTCCAACGCAAGAAGTGCAAGAAGTCAAAGATACTAGACAAACAGCGTGGCCTGATACGATCTTGGCGGCGTAACTATGGCGAACTAGAGGTATGATAAATGGCTTGGTCCTATGATGAACGTAACTTAAATACAACGGATGCTTTGGGTCGTCTTAACGCCACACGGTTTCTGATTGGTGATACCAATGAGGATGACCAGCAGGTACAAGACGAAGAAGTTGCGTTTGCACTGGCCCAAGCTAACAACAACACATATTTCGCTGGTGCATTTCTATGTCGCACCATTGCAGCTAAATACTCACGTAACGTAGACGTAAAGATAAGTGGTGCCTTAGAAGAGACATCTAGTCAACTACAGGCCCACTACCTTGAACTAGCAGAAGCCTTGGAGTATCAAGCACAGAAAACTGGTGGTGTACTTGGTATCAAGGCAGGTGGTATTACTAAGTCCACTGTAGATAATGTAAGAGAAAACACTAACCGTGTAAAACCTTCATTCAATAAAGACCAGTTTAAAGTAGACGAACAATACTACGACTACGAGTAAGGAGTTAGCCATGAACGCCTACAATCTACTGCGACTTGTGCAGAGACATGGTTCTACTCTGACCTTGCATAAGGTGTCGGAAGGTACGTATGACCCTGCCACTGGTTCCCTTACTGGGGGTAGCACGACAGACTATGAGATCACTGGTTATATGTATGACGCAGTTACTGGTATAGCTACAGACGAAATAGTCAGGGGTGTAAAGAAGCTAGTAATACCTGCACTAGGGCTAACAGTAGAACCAGACGATGGTGATACAGTTTCTGGCCTAGGTGATAAGGTACACATTGATAGAGTTACTATCTACTACTCTGCTGGCCTTGCTGTTTTGTACGAGTGTGAGGTTAGAGAGTAATGGCTGGAAACTCTGTTAAGATACAGGTCAGTAAAACCTTTGAGGATAAACTTAAAGAGTTAGACGAACAGATAGAAGAGGATAAGCGTGAAGCTGTACGCAGTAGGGCATTAGAAGCCCTGAAGATGTCACAGCCGTTTGTTGACACTGGTGCCTACATGACCTCTTGGTCTATTTCTGTCGGCAGGGGTCGTCCTAGAGGTAAGTCATCAAGAGGCAGACCTAAAATGGATGCTGGTGCTGCGTTTCAGGAATCACTGCAAAACATCGAATCAGACCTAGCAAAACTTGATATGTCTAAAGATGAGTTTATACTTCGTAATGGCGCACCTCATGCTGACCCAAACTGGTCTGTCGAGAGAAAGTACAGGGTCTTTGCTAGATTAAAAGGTGGTAGCTAATGGCAAACATTGATAAGGACATTCGTGCTGCTTTAGAAAGTCAGTTATCTAGTATTACTGATGTACCATCTATAGCATACGAGAACGTGTCGTTTAGTCCGACGACTGGGAACAGTTACATCCAAGTATCTTATGCCCCACTAACAAGACGACCAGCCGCACGTGGACTAAGCCCACAACAAAGGTACGATGGTTTGTTCTTTATTAACTGCTATGCACCAGAGGGTAGTGGCCCTTCTGCTGGCGATACACTAGCCAAGAATGTTATGGAAGCATTTGAGGCAACCACAAAACTAACTCACAACAGTAAAACTGTTTATATTGACTATGCAGAAAGGCAATTAGCTTTTGTGGATAGCCCTTGGTATGTCGTACCTGTAACCATAGCTTGGTACGCTTATAACTAATTAGGAGATAACTCATGGCCTTTGCACAGGGTTCACGTTCTAGCTTGTCGTACATCGTAGAAAGCACATTTGGTACGACACCTGCTGGTAACTTTACAAACTTACCTTTTTCTACTCATTCACTAAACTTGTCTAAAGATCGTGTTGCTGGTAATGACATTCAGTCAGACCGTATGCCACGTGTTGATCGTCACGGTAACCGTCAGGTTGGTGGTGATATTGTCGCTGACATGCGTGATGCAGACTACGACGAGTTCCTAGAAGCTGCCATGCTAAACACATGGTCAACTAACGTACTTAAAGTTGGTACTACACCTAAGTTCTTTTCTATTGAGGACTATGCTGCTGACATCGACCAAGCACGTTTGTTCACAGGTATGACTGTCAACACGATGGGTGTTTCACTTGCCCCTAACCAAATGGTAACAACAACCTTTGGTATGGTCGGTAAAGACATGACCATCGGTGCTACAGAGAAAACTCAAGATGCAGCATCTGGTGCTTCACCTTTCGATGCTTACTCTGGTGACCTATCAATCGGTGACGTAGGTGCTGGTTCAGCATCAGCTATCGTTACTGGACTAGACTTCACATTGACTAACGGTTACGCACCTACATTTGTTGTTGGTGATGACTCAGCCCCCAGCCTAGAGTTTGGTCGTGCAGAAGTTGAAGGTACACTATCAGCATACTTTGAAGATGCTGCACTTATAAACCGTTTCATCAACGAAACAGAGACAGAGATTGAAGTGTCTGTTGGTGACGGTACAAACACAATGACATTCCTATTCCCACGTGTTAAGATTAACTCTGCTGACGTTGGTGTAGATGGTCCTACGAGCCGTGTAATCTCTATGTCTTTTGTTGCTCTATATGATACAACAGAAGCGACAAACTTGAAGATTACTCGCTCTGCGTAATCCCTAGCTAGGGCGGGGGGTGTTGGTGTCGGGTCTGGCATCCCCCACAATTAACCCGACTATCCCGAAAGGAACCTGACATGGATTTAAAAGATTTAACACCTAAGAGTGATGTAGTTGTAGTAGAACTAAAACACCCTGTAACACAAGAGCCCTTGTTGAATGAGGACGACAGCCCTATGACAATTTCGCTGTATGCACCTCACACTAAAGAGTACAAAGTGGTCCTTTGGGCAGTTACTGATGAACGACTAAAAGCGGCTGCAAAGACAGGTAAGATTGAAGTTAAAGCAGAAGATTTAGAGACTCAATCAATCGAAAGCCTAGCTAAAACTACAAAAGAGTGGAGTATTACTTTTGACAGTGAGAAACCTCCTCTTAGTTATGACAAAGCAAAACAGATTTACACTGAGGTGTTCTGGATTAAAGACCAACTTGAAGCTGCCTTGAGTAGCTACCTAAATTTTTTGAAGGGCTGATACGACAACTAGAGGACTATGCGGAACATCAGTTCTCATTGTTAAAGTCGTGTCAGTCAGGTGGTACTGAACGTGACCACTTAGAGCAAGTAGAGAAGCAGACAGGAATTAGACCAAAAGGTTTAGATGGTCCTACACTACCTTTTTTGTTGTCACACTTATGGTCTGCTTTTCTTCATCTTAACTCTAGCAGAAGTAGTGGGATGTCCTCTAACCCTATTACATTTCAAGAGATAAAAGCGTGGGCCGAATTAACCTCTACCCCACTAAATCCTACTGACGTAGAGATCATAAAGAGGTTAGATACCTTATATATTAGGAGTGCATAATGGCAAGGGCTGACCTTAAATATATCATTGGTTTTGAGACTAATGACTCTGACGTTGTTATGGCAACTAAAAGGCTAAAACAACTTCAAGACCAAGTTAAGTTCCTTGAGAACCAGCAAAAGCAAGGTGTTATTAGTGCTAACATCATGCGAAAAGGTCAGAAGCAACTTAATGATGAGATTGCTAGACTTCGTTCAGCTACTCAAAAAGGTGGTCAAGCACTAAGAGACTACATCACTCAAGTTGACAAAGGTGGTAAAGCCCTTCGTCGTAAAGAGATTGCAGCACAACAAGCTGGTTATCAGGTACAAGACTTTATCGTACAGGTTCAAGGTGGTACTAACCCACTTGTTGCGTTCTCACAACAGGCATCACAGTTGGCAGGTTTCTTTGCTGGCCCTTGGGGTGCTATGATTGGTTTGGGTATTGCTGCTGTATCTGGCTTGGTTATGGCGTTCTCTGCTGCTGGTCGGGCTTCCAAGGAGTTGAAAGAAAACCTTGAAAAAGACGTAGAGGACATGAACGAAAAGTTGAGGGAGTTATATACTGGCCTCAACCCCATGCAACAAAAACTTTCAGATGCCTTAGCTGCTGCACGTGCAGAAGAAGAAAAAGCCTTAATGGACTTTAATAGAAGGTTTGAAACTCTTGCTAGAATGGGTGTACATCCAGCCGATATGGGCATGGGGGTAGAAAACAGGCGCATGGAAAAAGCTGCCGCTGCTGTAAAAGAGGCTCAAGAGGACTTAGACCTTTATAACTCTAAGTTAAAAGAGATAAAAGACACTGAGGCCGCAAGAGCAAGAGAAGAGAAAGAACGTCAGAAAATTGCATCCGATACGGCAGCAGCACTAGCAGAGCAAGCAGCAGCAGACAAAGCAGCAGCAGAAGATGCAGAAAATAGACGAAAAGCTGCTGAGAAACTCCTAGAGAACTTTGGCATACAACTAAAGAACCGTGGTGCTATTGTTGGGCTAGAGGGTGAGTCACTGTTACTTGCTCAACAGCGTGTAGAAAAAGAAAATATTTTACGTCAGCTTGCGGCACAAGGTAAAGATATTAGTGACTATGAGGTCCAAGTGTTGTTGCGTAAACTTGGTCTACAGCACCAAGCAGAGATTACTGAGTATCGTATCAACAAAGCCAAAAAAGATAACCTAGAGGCTGAAAGAGAAGCTAAAAGATTAGCTGCTGAGAACTTACGTAGGCTACAACAAGAAACCCAATACTTAGATGACCTAGCTAGTTATATGGGTAAATCTTTTGAGGACGCTCTTGTAGGAATTGTAGATGGTACATCTTCTGTTAAAGATGCATTCAGATCAATGGCTGCTGACATTATTAGGCAGCTTTATCGTGTTCTTGTCGTACAACAGATGGTTGGTTCATTCGACTTTGCTACAGGTGAAGGTTCTGGTTTAGCAGGTTTCATTGGTGGACTATTTAAACGTGAAAACGGTGGCCCTGTTTCTGCTGGTACACCTTACCTTGTTGGTGAGAAGGGTCCAGAACTTTTCGTACCATCGTCTAACGGTAACGTAATGTCCAACAAACAAACAATGGGTGGAACTACTGTCGTCCAGAACATCAACATTTCCACTGGCGTACAACAGACTGTACGAAACGAAATCCGACAAATGATGCCAATGATCGCTGAAAGTGCTAAATCTGCTGTTGCGGATGGTAAACGGCGTGGTGGTAACTATGGAAGGGCAATGGCATAATGGCTATCACATATCCTTTATCTTTACCGACAAACATTGGTATGGCTAGTATAGAGCTACGTACCAAAAATACTGTTGCGGTATCTTCCAGTCCATTTACTTATAAGCAAACTGTACATGCATATGATGGTCAAATGTGGGAAGCTGACATAAGTTTGCCCCCTATGAACAGGGATGACGCAGAGTCTTGGATAGCCTTCTTAATGAGCCTAAAGGGTCGTTACGGTACTTTTCTACTGTATGATCCAGCAGCTAAAGTGCCACGTGGAACTATGCGTAACTCAGATATCACTGATGTAAATGGGTCGGCTGGAGATGATACTATCAGCCTCAATGCTACGTCTGGTAAGACACTAAAAGCAGGTGATTACATTCAGATTGGTACTGGCGTAAACTCGGCACTACATAAAGTCCTAGTAGACTTCACTGCTACTGGTACTGATGCAGACCTAGAGATATGGCCTAAACTTCGTAAGGCTCACACTGATGAAACTAACGTATCTGTAGAAACTGCTGTTGGTTTGTTTAGGTTATCTATGAATGAGACATCTTGGTCTGTCAATGACGCTAGTTTTTATGGTATCTCATTTGGTGCTGCGGAGGTTGTAGGATGAGCCGTACTATATCTTCTAGTTTACTTACAGCACTTACTGGTAGTGTTGTCGAACCGTTTTATGCTGTAGAGTTGTTCTTTGATAATGGTACACTTAGGTTTTGGACAGGTATTGGTGATAGGACTATATCAATAAACGGTACAGATCAAACTTTTACTGGTACTGGTTCTTTACTTAGCATAGGGCCTGCTGATGAGGTTTCTGATTTGTCTGCTAAGTCTATGTCAATAAGTTTGACTGGTTTGGATAGTGCTATAATTTCTCTGGCACTACAAGAGCCTTACCAAAGACGCATAGCTAAGATATACCTAGGAGAACAAACCGTATCTGATGTTATGCATTTGTTTAGTGGCTATATGGACACAATGGATATAACAGACGATGCTGATGTATCTACTATACAACTTACAATCGAAAGTAGGTTAGTAGAACTAGAACGTGCATCTAATTGGAGATATACAGATGAAAGTCACAAAACCCGACAATCTGGTGACACTTTCTTTTCTTACGTGCAAGGTCTACAGGACGCACAGATAGCATGGGGAAGAAAGAGTTAAACAAATATATCAGCAGTGTTTCTAATGTACCCTTTGAGTGGGGAGTGCATGACTGCTTCACTTTTACTAACAGTGCTTGGCAAGCAATGTATGGTCACGGTTGGGCCGATGACTGGGTTGGCAAGTACATGACAGATGGTCAACCAATGAGGCGTGATCAACTAAGGAAAACATTTAAGTTCTCTACCTTTGAACAAGCACTAGGGTCTAAACTAAAACCTTACGAAAGACCTATATATGGCAGCTTGGTAACTACCAAGAAAAGGCAGAGGTGGGTTATAGGTGTTGCTATGGGTATCTCTTTAGGGTCACGTTGTGTGTTCCTAACTAAAGATGGTCTAGTTAAATTACATGCAGAAGATGTAGAAAGTTGTTGGATACCAAATGTCTAAGTATAAATTAGGTGATATTACAGTCAAACACTGGAATGACTGGGATCGTGTACCACGTGACCCTCTTACTATTGGTATTATGGTTACACAAGGTGTTGGTTTATCAACGGCTGCTGCATTAGCTTCAGCAGGTACTTGGGGACTTAGCACTTACCTTGTGGGTTATATTACAAAATACGCTGTCAGTACACTTGTTACATCTGCTTTGCTATACGCCCTGTCTCCAAAACCTAAGATGGGAAGTTCTGCTGGTAGCGGAGGTACTCTGGTAAATGCTAGAGGCTCTGTTAATCCAGCAGAGGTTGTGTATGGTCAGATACGTAAAGGTGGTACAGTAACTTTTATAGAAACTCAAAATACTTCTGGTGGGTACAATAAAATACTCCATCAGATTATCGTACTTGCTGCACACGAAGTAGAAGAAATAGGTGACATATATGTAAATGATGAAGTAGTAACTATGTCAAATGAGAATGTTACCTCTTCTCCTTACAATGGTTATATGAAAATATATAAGCATAAAGGTAATCAAACATCTGCTACAGACAGTTTTGCTAATAGTTCATCAAACCTACAGAACACTCTACATGCAGAAACCAGTGCTACTACAGCTTTTGTAGGTAAGGGTGTTGCTTATCTATACTGTAGACTTGTATACAACCAAGATGCATATGCTAATGGCTTACCTAACATTACGGCTGTAGTAAAAGGTAAGAAAATTGTAACAACAGTAAATGGTACAGAACAGGCAGCTACTTATACCAACAATGCTGCTTGGGTTATCAGGGACTTCTTAACAAGTTCATATGGTCTTGACGATGACCAGATTGACTATGCTACTTTTGAAGCTGCTGCTGATGTTTGTGATGATACAGGCATTGTGTCGGACTCTACAGAACAATATCAGGTAAATGGTGTTGTTAGTCTTGCTACCCCAAAAGGGGACGTACTTACAGAGTTTGTTGCCGCTTGTGGTGGCTCATTATTCTGGGGAGGGGGTTACTGGAGACTATATGCAGGTGAATATGTAGCACCCACTAAAATACTGACCCTAGATGATCTAAGAGGTCCTATAAGCCTTAAAACCAAAAGCCCTTTGCGGGACAACTTTAATAGGGTTTCTGGCACGTTTATTGACAGCTCAAACCACTGGATTAGTACAGAATACCCAACTGTTGTTTCTAGTGTATTTACTACAGATGATAATGGCGTAGAGTCAACTATGGACTTGCCTTTACCTTATACAACAAACGCTTTAGCTGCTCAACGGTTAGCTAAGATGATGATGTATCGTAGTAGAGAACAAATTAGCCTTACTGCTGATTTTGGACTAGAGGCTCTTGACATCGAAGTTGGAGACTTCATCAAGTTTCGTAACGACAGGTATGGTTGGGGTTCTGTAGTAAATGCAGGTAGCTTTGTAATCGGTGAAGAATACGAAATCAACACTGTTGGAGATACTGATTTTACAGCTATCGGAGCATCCTCAAATACAGCAGGTGTAACCTTTACAGCCACTGGTTTTGGTGACTTAAACACAACAGGTACTGCCATTGAATTATCTACTGATAAGGTATTTGAGGTTGTTGGTTGGAGAATTAACCCTGACCCAGAGAACAACGATCTTAGGATAAACTTAAATCTAAAAGAGACAAGTGAAGCTGCTTACGGTTTCAGCATACAAGACGAAAACACTATTGTGTCAAACAACTCTTCGTTGCTGAAATACTACGAAGTACCTAACATTACTATCAATGCCTCAAAAGAATATAGGGAAGTAAACCAAAACGTACTTAATGCCCTTCTCATTAATGTTACAAGCACTAACCCAGAACGTATAGACTCAGTTATCGTTAAGTACAAGAAGAGTACAGAATCAGATTATAAATCTGTAAGTCAATCTATTCTTACTGGGGGCGGTAACAGTGTTGGTCGTTTTGAAATTGTTGGTATTGAGGCACCCGCCAAAGATCAAGCACCCATAACTTATGATATATCAGTAACACCTGTTAATGGTTTTGGTTTTAGGGGTGCGGAACAGGAAACAACATTTGATGTAACAGCAGATACAACTGCACCTTCTGCACCATCTTCACTTAGTAAGACTTTATCTGGCGGTACAGTTTTCCTAAATTGGCCAGCAGTTAGTGACTTAGATTTATCCCACTACAAGTTGTATCACACTACAAATACTTCTGCTACCTTTAACCCAAGTACATTAACTGACTTAGTAGAGAAGATTGCTAGACC